TGGAAATATTCTGGCCATATGTGATGAGTTACATGCACACCCAAATAATCAGATGTATAAACTGTTGCTAGATGGTCAAGCTGATGTTGAGAATGCTTTAACATTGGCTATTACAACAGCAGGATTTAACTTAAATGGTTTCTGTTATGAACACTATAAATTTTGTGAAAAGATATTAGAGGGAGTTATTGAAAAAGAAACTCTCTTTATTTTTATATGTGAAATGGATAAGGATGATGATATATGGGACTGGAAGAACTGGCTTAAATCTAATCCTTATTTTTTATTTGAGGAAGATGGTATAACACCAAACAAAAAGAAAATAGCTTTATATAACCAAAAAGCAATAGATGCAAAAGAAAAAGGTGGAGATGAATTAACTAATTTCTTAACAAAGCAATTAAATATGTGGGTAACTGCAAAAGATGGACAATATATTGATTTGAGTAAATTCAAAGAGTGTGAAAGTGATTTGACACTTGAAGATATGAAAGGGAAAGAGGCTTATTTAGGTTTTGACTTATCTAAGGGTGGAGATTTAACAAGTATAGCCTTAGTATTTCCATTAGAAAACAATCAAATATATATTTATAGTCATTCATTTATGCCAGAACTGAGATTATCGGAACATGAAAAAACTGATGATGTTCCATATAGGATATGGGTAAGAGAGGGATTTTTAACATTGACCACTGGAGCATTTGGAATAAAGACTGATTATAAGTTTATTGTTACTCACTTAAAAGAAGTAATTGAAAGATATAATATTAAAATTTTAGAGTGTGGATATGATGCACATAATGCTGGGAGTTTTCTAAGTGATTTAGATTTTTTAGACTGTGATCTAACAGAAGTTAAACAATCTGCTAAAAGTTTAAATGATGCAACAGTGGATTTTGCTTTATCAGTTAAGGCAGTTCAAGTTTTATATGATAAGAGAAACAGTTTATTAAAATGGTCCATTGCTAATGCTACAACTATTTCAAATAGTTTTGGAGAGATAAAAATTGATAAACAATCTCAAAAAAATAGAATAGATCCTGTTGATGCAATAATAGATGCCTGGAAGATTATGCTAATAAATAAAAAAGAAACAGTAAACAATGATGAAGCTGTTGAAGAATGGCTTGATTTAATCAATAAAAGGAGGTGAGAGAGTGAATATATTTAGAAAATTTTTTAATAAAGGAGAGGAAAAAAAGCAGAAAACAGCAATTAATTCTATGAATTTTGGTGAATTTTTTGGAATAAATGTAAGTTCAGATTTATCAGAGGTAACATATTTTACTTGCTTAAAAGTATTATCTGAAAGTGTTGGGAAACTATCTTTACACTTAAAAGATAATGATAATAACAAAATATTAAATCATGAGGCATTACAAAAGTTGAAATTTTCACCAAATCCATTTATGACTTCAACACCTATGATGACATTATTAGAATGTTGGAGAAACCATCATGGCAATGCTTATGCTTATCTAAGTTATGACAATAGAGGGCATTTAGTAGGTATTTATCCTTTACACCCTCAAAAAGTTAGAATATGGATAGATAATGCAAAAATATTCAGTGGTAAAGAAGATTTATATTATGAATATAACAAAGATGGGAAAATATATCTATTTCAAAAAGATGAGGTACTGCATTTAAAAGGTGGTTTAAGTAAAGATGGTATTGTAGGTATGTCAGTAAGAGAAACATTGGCTACAACATTAAATGGAGTAAAAGCAAGCCAAAAGTATTTGAATAACTTATATGATAGAGGATTGACAGCTAAGGCTCTTCTAAGATACACAGGAGATTTAAACAAAGAATTACAAAAGAAAATGCTTGAAGCAATAGAAGAATTTATTAATACTGAAAATAATCCAACTGGAATACTACCATTGCCACCTGGAATGGATATTGTACCATTAGATTTAAAGTTGACTGATAGTCAATTTTTTGAATTAAAAAAATATAGTGCTTTACAAATAGCAGCTGCTTTTGGAGTAAAGCCAAACCATTTAAATGATTATGATAAGTCAAGTTATTCAAATTCAGAAATGCAAAACTTGACTTTTTATATTGATACTCTTTTATACATTCTGACACTTTATGAAGAGGAGTTTAACATAAAACTTCTTACAGAAAGTGAAAGATTGAAAGGTCTACATTTTGAATTTAATGTAGCAAGTATTTTAAAAGGGGATCTAAAAACACAAGCTGAATGTTTAACCAAGTATGTTCAAAGTGGAATATACACAATAAATGAAGCTAAAAAAAGGCAGGACTTACTGCAATAGATGGAGGTGATGTAATTGTAATGAATGGAAGTTATGTGCCGTTGGAAAAATTAGGAATAGCTTATGAAAAAGGAGGTGCTAAGAGTGAGTAAAAATAAGTGGTTAGAAATAAAAAATCAAGCAGAATTTACTGAAATTTATATCAATGGAGATATAGAGAGTGATGTAGAAAATGATGGCTTTTTAGAATTATTTGGCATAAATGACACAAATATATATCCGTTAGATATAAAAGATGCCTTGAAAGAATCAGAAAACAAAGAGGTCCATGTTCATATAAATAGTTATGGTGGAGATATGTTTGCTGGTGTTGCTATTTGTAATATGTTAAAAAATCACAAAGGAAAAACAGTAGCTTATGTTGATGGTTTAGCTGCAAGTGCAGCATCAATAATTGCTTTTGGTTGTGATGAGATTATTATTCCAAGTAATGCCTATTTAATGATACACAGAGTAAGTTGTGGAATATTTGGTAATGCTGATGATTTTTTAAAACAAATAGAAGTATTAGAAAAATTAGAAGATGGAATTGCTAATACTTATGAAGAAAAGGCAGTTGAAGGAGTTACCAAAGAACAAATATTAAATCTAATGAAAGAAGAAAGTTGGTTTAATGGTCAGGAAGCAGCTAAATATTTTGATGTAAAGGTTGATGAAAAGGCTAATTTTGTAAATTATGTATCTACAAATCAAAAGTTTAAAAATATTCCTAGAAATATTTTAAATAAAATAAATGATAAAAAAGCAGAGTTAGAGGAAAAAGAAAGAATTAAATTGGAAAATATGAAAAAAGAAATTGAAATAGAGTTATTAACAGGAGGTATTTAATTATGAAAAAATCAGTAGAATTAAAAAAGGAATTGGAAACACTTAGAAATGAAATTACAGCATTAAAGGATAGTGGAAAGATTGAAGAAGCACATGCTAAGTTAAATAGCTTAAAAGATTTAGAGAATAGAATAAAAGAAGCAGAAACAGAGGAGGCTTTAACAGTTATGAATAAAGGTAATAAAGTACCATTAGGAACAAATGAAGAAATGGATGTTAATAGAATTTATAATAGAGTTCTATTAGGAAAATCTATAACAGAAGAAGAAAAACAATTTTTAAATGCAGCTGGAACACCAGGGCAAGTAGAAGCAACAGATGGCAAGGGTGGTTACTTAGTACCATTAGAACAATTTAATCAAATTAAAGAGTTAAGAAGAAATAAAGTAGCATTAAAAGATTATTGTAATGTATTACCTGTAACATCTTTTAAAGGAACAATGCCAATAGAAAGTGGAACAACTGGCGAATTAATTGCATTTGAAGAACTAAATGAAATAAATAAATCAGATGTTGATTTTGCACAAGTTGCATATAATGTTGCTGACTACGGAGATATTATCCCAATATCAAATACTTTATTAGCTGATGAAAAAGCTAATTTAACTAATTATATCGGAAAAAGATTTACTAAAAAGGCAATCAATACTGAAAACAAAAAGATAATAGCAATATTGAAAGCATTAAGTCCAAAAGCAGCTGCAGATTACACTGTTATTAATACAGCATTAAATGTTGATTTAGACCCAGCAATATCGGCTAATGCAATAATTATAACTAACCAAACAGGGTTTAATTTTTTAGATAACTTAACAGATAAACAAGGTAGACCTTTACTAGATACAAATTTACAAAATACAACTCAAAAAATATTTAAAGGTAGAAATATTGTTGTATTGTCTGATGCTTTATTACCAATGAATGTGAAAAAAGCACCTGTATTTGTTGGAGATTTAACAGAGTTTATAACATTCTTTGATAGAGAGGGATTAGAATTAGCACTATCTACTGAAGCAGGATTTACTAAAAATGCAACTTACATTAGAGCAATAGAAAGATTTGATGTTCAAAAAGTAGATAGTGATGCTATGGTTTATCTTGAATTAGAAACAAAATAATAGGTGGTTGATATGGCAGATATTTTAACTTTGGAAGAAGCTAAAAATTATCTAAGAATTGATTACAATGAAGATGATACATTGTTGCAATCTTTAATGATTGCAGCAATAGATTATCTTAGAGATGCAATAAATGACTTTGATAAAAAAGTAACAAAAGAAAAATTTATCAAAAGAGCTAAGATTATTATTTGTGTACTAATGCAAGATTGGTATGATAACAGAGAGCAAAAGGAAAGTAAAGATTTAAGTTATACAGCTAGAAGTTTATTAACTCAATTACAAGTAGGTGATAACTTTGAATGATATAACTAAGAGATTAAGACACCTCATTGATGTTTATACTATGATAGACACAACTAATGAACTTGGAGAAAATGATAAAAAGCCAGAGTTATTTAAAAAAGCATACTGTGAAATAGTACCTCTCAATTCAAGTGAAAAGAATGGAGAAGCTGGAACAGAAAGTAATCAACATCAATTCAAATTTACATTTAGAGTAAAATCAGTTCCTGGAAT